CTAGGTAGGCATTAACAACTTGGGCCAGCATAGACCCATTATATCACCAACACTGTTTAGGTGGGTAGTTCCAGTGATACTTGCCTCTGCCATGATTAAAGAGAGTCCAAAAGGCCCGGTCTTGATCGAACTTGGACCAGTACCTAGCAGATGTTCCTACTAGATCGCCTCTGCCCATCATCCTTGCTACGGCATTTGATGTGCCGAGAATAAACTGATAGGCCCCAGCAGCAGTAGACCATTTGTTTTTGGCCTGGTAATTACCGCCGGATTCCCTCTGGACAATGCACTTTCGCACACTCTCCCATCGTGGGTTATAGTATTTACCCCGGTACTCTCTGGAAGCCGAACGGGTGGCCTTTTTCTTGACCGCCCGCAGTGGCTTACTTTCTGGCTTCTTTTTGAGTGCCACGTTATTTACTTGTGATGCCACTTTGAGTGAAGGCTCAGTGACGCTCTGCGCCGCCTTCGGAGTTTCAGACTTAGTATAAGCCTGAGGGTTAGTGCCCTGTCCCGTTATACACAGGACGAGACTCATTAAAAGGGAGCCGATAACTCCACCGATGAATCCCAGGGTAAAAACCCTTTTGGTTTCTGTCGTCATGTTGACCTCCGTGGCGGAAACAACCTGACTAGTCTAGCACATGAACTTTAGGTTGTCTAGAGGTGACGGAGGTCACTGATCAGTCAAAAGTAACATAAATCTGGGCGCTAGTTGTGTTACTTTTCCGTCAGTTGCGTCAGAGGCGAACCTGCTGTACGATGTTCTTTATACTAGAGAAAGATATGAGAGATATGTAGAGTATAAGAAATATCTACAATATCTAACAAAGGGCAATATATTGCGTATATCGTACCATACGGACCTAGGTAACCTGAACACGACTGTCGGTTACGGTGTGGCCGGGTATAACATCTGTAAGTCGCTGGTGGCACTCGGACACGAGGTGCCCTTTGATGACGACACCGCTCCAGTCCAGTTGAGTTTTGTCCAGCCGGAATACTACGGCTTTTACGATCACCAGTACAAGATCGGCTACACACCGTGGGAATCTACAGAACTTCCAGAAATGTGGCTTGAACACATGGAGCAGTGCGACGAGGTGTGGGCCACGAGTGACTGGGTTGCCGACGTTTACAAAAAGGCCGGGGTAACAAAGCCGCTCTATATTTACGAACACGGTGTAGATGAAATCTGGACGCCTAAAAAGCGCAAGCGGCGAGACAAATTGCGCTTCCTTCACATCGGGGAGCCAGCCCCACGCAAGTCTGGACAAATGGTCCTAGACGCCTTTGTTGAATTGTTCGGGCACTCCAAGGATGTAGAGTTGATCATGAAGGCTCACAACATCAACACTACGCGCGTATACGACAAGTACGGATCGATCATCTGTACCCCAGACAAACTACCTAATGTAAAGTTGATCAGCAGGGAATTCAGCACAGAGGAAATGCTGAGCCTGTATCACACCAGTCATGTTCTTATCTATCCATCCTGGGGAGAGGGCTTTGGTTTTATCCCGGCCCAGGCCATCGCAACTGGTATGCCAACAATCTCTACTACTGTCTGGGCTCCGTACCGTGACTATGTTCGTGATCTTGGCGTAAGTTCCATTCCGGTCTACTCTCCGTGGCAGGCCATGCACCCTGGAAATGTGTATATGCCAGAAGAGGATTCGCTGCGCGAGCAGATGCTAAAGGCATACAACGAATTCGAACGACTATCGGACGACTTCTACGATCAGGCAGAGACATTTCGTGCCGAATACAACTGGTTGAACAGAACAGAAAAAGCATTCGCACATATAGTAGAAAAGTTCTCTTGAAGTCGCCGCCCCATAACTGGAACGTGGTAGAGTAGAACTCTACACATCAGATAGGGGCCGGTGAGCCCCGCCGGAGGAGACCCTTTTTATGAAGCAAAGCATTGACAACTACTACGAGAACTTTATTGCTCTGAGCAGATACGCACGGTGGATCGAAGACGAAGGTCGCAGAGAAACGTGGGGCGAGACAGTAGACCGCTACCTTGATTATATGCTAGGGTACGCCAAAGATAAATATGGGGTTGTCGTAGATGATGCCATGCGCGCAGAACTACGTGAACTACTTTTTGATAGAGAAGCCCTAGGCTCCATGCGCGCAACCATGACCGCAGGACCAGCCCTCAGCCGCGACCATGTAGCAGGATACAACTGCTCATTCATCCCTGTTGACTCGCCCCGCTCTTTCGATGAGGCTATGTACATTCTTATGTGCGGCACCGGAGTAGGGTTCTCTGTTGAGGGCAAGTACGTTGACAAGTTGCCTCAGGTCGCTGAGTCATTCCACAAGTCCAGTACGGTTATTGTAGTCGAGGACAGCAAGTACGGATGGGCGAAGGCCCTCAAGGAATTACTAGCGCTGCTATGGCAGGGCCAGATTCCATCAATCGACATCACTAACGTTCGCCCAGCAGGAGCCCGCCTAAAGACCTTCGGCGGTAGAGCCTCTGGCCCACAGCCCCTAGTTGATCTATTCGACTTTGCCATCAAGACATTCAAGGGGGCGGCAGGTAGACAACTACGCCCAATTGAGGCTCACGACCTTATGTGCAAGATCGGGGACGTAGTAGTCGTTGGTGGTGTCCGCAGGTCTGCTCTCATTTCCCTATCCGACCTTGACGATTACGATATGCAGACTGCCAAGATGGGTAACTTTTGGGCGGTAGAGCCACAACGAGTCCTAGCCAATAATTCAGCCGTGTATAACGACAAGCCTTCGGCAGAGAGATTCCTCAAAGAGTGGCAGTCACTCGTCGCCTCGAAGTCTGGCGAGCGCGGCATCTTCAACCTAGAAACTGTACGCAAGGAAGCAAAGCGCCACGGTCGCCGCGACGCCAGCCAAATTGCTGGAACCAACCCCTGTGGAGAAATCAACCTACGAGCATACGAATTCTGTAATTTGACAGAGATCGTTGTTCGCTATGGTGACGACCTTGAGCGCCTACGTAAAAAGGTAGAGGCTACGGTGTTTCTTGGTACGTTGCAGTCAACCTTCACCAATTTCAAGTACCTTCGTAATGTCTGGAAGCGTAACTGTGAAGAGGAACGCCTATTGGGTGTGAGCCTGACTGGTCAGTTCGGCCACCCGACCCTTTCCGGATCAAACGGACTGGAAACAACAGCCGCCTGGCTTGACGATCTTCGTGAGTATGCTGTTTCAAGTAACGAGCGCTGGGCGAAGACATTTGGGATCAACCAGTCCGTTGCCATTACCACAGTAAAGCCATCTGGAACAGTCAGCCAATTGGCCGGTGTATCCAGCGGGATGCACCCTTGGTGGAGCGAATACTACATTCGTACGGTTCGGGCGGATAACAAGGATCCAATGACGCAATTCATGAAGGATATGGGTATTCCTCATGAGCCAGACATCAACAAGCCTGGAACTACAACCGTGTTCTCGTTCCCAATCGCCGCCCCTCCCGGTGCTATCACCAGAGACGACCTATCCGCTATCGACCACCTGGAAATCTGGAAGGTATACAAGCAGCACTGGACAGAGCACAACCCAAGCATCACAGTAAATGTCCGTGACGAAGAGTGGATCGAGGTCGCTGACTGGGTTTACAAGAATTGGGACATCGTGTCCGGAATCTCGTTCCTACCATTTGATGATCACGTTTATCCACAAGCACCTTACCAGGCTATCGACAAGGACAAGTACGACGCCCTGGTAGCGAAGATGCCAAGCCACATCGACTGGTCTCTCCTGTCTGTATACGAGACAGAGGACACCACGAGCGGAGCACAGGAACTAGCCTGCGTAAGCGGCCAGTGTGAACTAGTCGATGTTGCATCATCTTCGTAAAAATGTATAATTGATGTCAGGAGGTCGCTATGCAGATTTGGAACTTTATTACAGGAGAATTTACTGATATGGAGGTTTCTGACGAGTTTATAGCGCTACAAATTCAGGAGGATGAGTAATGGCAACAAGTATTAATGGCTGGCCGGTGCTGAGACCGGGTAACCCAAACATCAAGAGGTTCAAAGTACCTGGAGCGAACAGGTATCTAGAGGTTCGTGGCGATGTTGGCCCGCTGCTTGTCGCACTCGCTGCTGAATATCACAAGACAATTGCCCCAATCGACACCGGGACTTTTGACGACTGGTCGTATGCCTATAGAGAGGCCCGCTTTGCTAATCAGTATAGCGATCACGCATCAGCGACCGCGATTGACCTGAACGCCACCAAAGAGGGGCGCATGGGATCGGGTCCGTATTCATGGTGGAAGTCTAACTACCGCGCTCTAAAGGCCCGTAGACTGAAGGCTAAGTATAAGTACGTTATTTGGGGTGGCGCTGAGTCTCTAGGTGGAGATTACCGACAGATGCGCTACTGGGACTGGATGCACTGGGCATTTTCGCCTGGTAGCCAGTCGTACCAGATTCACCGCCAGATGAATAAGTTGGGGATTAAGCCTAACGGGACAACCTGGGCAGCCCGGCCAACCGTTTATGTTAAAAACGTCCAGCCAGATAAGAGCAACAATCAGTGCGTCATTGTGAAGAAAGCCCTTCATAAGGAATTCCCTAATATCAAGATGGATGTGACCAGCCCAAAGTTCGGTGCTGGCGCACAAACCGCCTGGATTGCCTGGGAGCGTCGCCTAGGCTGGAAGACACCGAACAGAAACCCAGACTACGACTCTTTGGTCAGACTTGGAAACAAGTACGGTTTCAAGGTGGCGCTGTAATTGGCTAACGGTGTTATTGGTAAAGTCGAGCGAGTAGACTTCATTATTCGCAAGAACGCCACTTTCAAAATGACGTTCAATTACAACAATCCTTCAACTGGTGCTGCTATTAATATTACCGGGTGGGATGTTGATATGGAATTTAGGGATGCTCCGGGTGGAGCGCTACTTGCCTCATTCTCTGTCGGAGACGGCTTCACTATTGATGGCCCCAATGGTCAGGTAAACCTAAAGATCCAGCCAGCGGAAATAGCGACCTGGACGTTCAACTCTGGTTGGTACGACATTCGCATGACCGACACCATTGGTGACAAGGATGTTTGGGCGGAAGGCAAATTCGAGGTAAAGGCGGGAGTAACCGAGTCGTGAGCCGTGGCCGTTTATTTGTGAGCGGTGGCGGAAACAGCATCAATATAGGCGTTCCGGCATCTGGATCTCTCTATTATGTTAAAGAGAGCAGCAACGGTAACGACGTAGTTATTGGTACTCCTGGTCCGCCCGGCCCCGCCGGAGAGCCGGGGGCCGGGGTGGAGGAAGAAATGCTAGATACAGAAATTGACCAGACCAACCCACTAGTTGTATATGTGGGACAGGCTCAGCCAGGAACGGCTAAGTCAGCAGCCTTGTGGCGCATCAAGCGCATCACAGAATCCGGCACAGAAACCAGCATAGATTGGGCCGGTGGATCATCAGACTTTGTAAATGTATGGGATGACAGAACTTCTCTATCCTACGGACCATGATTATGCTTTTTAAAAATCAAGCGGTATAATCAGTAGAGAATCTTATGGAATGGGAAGTGAAGTAGTTGGCCCTGATTACGGACCCGGATCAACTTAATGATGGTGCGCTAGACAACGGAACGACCGAAGTCTTTATCAACACCACATCAAAAACAATTAAACTTAACACAACAGGAAACCTGTCAACTGATGGTGTAACCCTGAAGGCTCTCTACTCCTTCTTAAAGGAAGAGTGGAAGAATGATCCAAACACTAAAAACCTCCCAGCCTTCCCATTCCCAATGGTCCCTATTACCGACGAGTCTTTTGAACTTGTTGACGGATGGGACTTCCTTAACGACACAGCCCGCTACCTGATCCGTACAGGTGGATGGACGGTTAGAAATACCTCTGGAAACGTAACCCAGAAGTGGGCGGGTATTATTGGTCTGGGCTCTATCGAGTCAAACGACCAACTTTACTACAACCAGGGTACCGGCCCGGTAAACTTCCAACTAACAGGCCAGGTAAACCAGGCTATCCAGATTCTAAAGGACGATGACGGTGACGGCAACTATGCAGAGGGATCGGACTTTGATCGTAGAAGTTCACTGACACTGTATGTACGAGAGCAGGGGCAGGCGTTCGGTCAGGCCTCTCTAACAGACATCGGTGTAACAACAATGGACTCGATTGCTTATCGATTCCCTATTTCTACAAGCACAGATCTTAAGATTTCTGTAGCAGATACCGGAATCAAGGTGTCTGGAACCGGATACCCAGCGGACGTTGCTCCATACTCCGGAATGTCAATTACATACCACACCACCCCACAGTCCCGTGCCCTACAGGGTGGCAGTTACAACTTCGGTGTGATTATTAACGGTAATGGACAAACGCTACAGAAGGTTTACGAATTCGTACAGTACGCTCTTCGCCAGAACGCAGACATTGACGCCGACGCCGGAACCGTAACCGGAAAGACAGCGGCACCGCTACTGCGCTACGTTGGAGACACACTGTATACTCTTATTTCAGATAACACCCAGGGCGGTGGAACCGGAGTATTTATTGATAACTTTGCCAGCGCAGACGTTAACTCCGTGTTCTTCGTTGATAACACAGGGGCGACAAGGCAGTACGCCTACACCGCCTCCCTAACCCTGACGTTCAACGACAACTTGGTGTCCGACCCATCTAGCAAGTATTGGGTCTACTTCACCACATTGCCCGGTGCCGGTAACGACTTTGGTGAGACAGGTGCTATAATTGTAGATGATGCCTCCGCAGCAGATATGTCTGGTGTAATAAGTGGATCAAGCATCACTAAGACATTCGACTATGATGGGAACGTTCAGGGCGGTAGAACCGCAGGAACGGACGCAAACATCACAGTAGTAGCAATTGGACTGGCAACCGGACAGTACGTGAAGGCGACCGGAACAATTCAAAGATCAAAGTCCAACAGCGTAGCCCTCGTTGCTCCGCTTGAGAGAAACTACGCTAACCCATGATAAGGAGTAATTGATAAATGGCACAGACATATACAGCAGGCGCGGTTGGTGCCACGTTCGCTAACAACAAGTCCATGCTTGGACTATTCAACGGGGCCGGTTCTGGTCGTGTCATTCGTGTATACCGAGTTTGGGTTCTAAACAACCAGACTGCCGGTGTAACTGGTGTTCTTACCACATGGTCGCTTCGCAGAACAACCGCTCAGTCCGGTGGTACCTCTATCACGCCGACAAAGCACGACACCAACTCAGAAACGGCCCCAGCGCAGGTGCTATGCGCCACTGGTGGAACCGTAACACTATCCTCAGATGTTGCTTTCAGGACTTGGGTATGGTCAAACGACGAGCCAGCAGCCTCATCAGCAACTTCCGACGAATTTGAAACACTTGTTCCGCTTAACTGTGTTTGGGACTCAACTGGCGATTCAAACATTGAGCCTATTACTCTACGAGAGGGCCAGGGAATCTCCGTTCATCACTCTGGATCATCTGCTGTGGGACTTTGTGACGTATACGTGGAGTACACCCTAGCGAACACATAATGGCTAGATATCAGTACAGGGTTGCCGGAACATTCGACTGGATGAGCAACTCAGGAAATGCTATATTGGCCGTTATGAACCAGCCAGGCTCAGGTAAAAAAATAACTATACGATCTGTAGAGTTAACCAATCTTACCTATGCCAACAACGCTACCGCTGGAACTATTACATCAAACCTGCCAATTATTCTTAGGGTTGAGAGAGACCCTGTTCTAAGCACGGCTGGGGCACGCATAATACCTGTACCAACCGACACAAATGCCTCTGCCTGGCCGTCCACAGTATTTATTAGCACAAATTCTAGTGTAATAACTGCTGGTACTGTGCTGGGAAGAGTGACCGTCGCCAAACAAATGGTTCTGGCGTCACAGTCTTGGTACAACATGCAACTCCCCCAAAACAGATTCGGTGGAATCAGAATAGGACCAAAGCGCCATGCTGCAACGCCGGTAGAAAACTATACTATTCGCGCCGGGGAAGAGTTTGCTGTTTATCCGAATGCAGGTGTAGAGGTGCCGGTACCTGTGAGAGTTCAGGCAACAATCATAAGAAACGGGTCTCCGAACAGAACATTCACGGTAAACTACTTTACCCAGATCATTTCTGCTAACAGCGCCATTCTTGCCATAGATAACCAGGCCGGGTCCGGCGAGACAATACGTGTAGTTGACATATCAGTGACAGAGGTAGGAACGTACGACTCCCCATATTTCCAGGCTGTTCCGGTTGGATCGCTAGACGCAACCTCTGCTAGCGACAGCCTGCTACAAATAGCGCCGCTAAAGATGGATACGGCATCACCAGACCCTACATCATGGGTAAAGGTCTATAAAGATGTCGCCATTCTCCCATACGGACTTCCAGAAAATGCACTATCAGAGGCCTCCGCCGGTTCTCCAAAGGGTAGCAATTATCTAAAAGCGAAGGACTTCATCGGGCCACAGTATAGGGCGTATTTTCCAGAGTTCGCCTCTGCATCCACGCTTAGATTACCAGATTCTCTTGGTTACGGCATGAGCCACGAGCATGTTGATATTGGCATTAGAAGGGCCGGTGTTACAGTGCGAGAGGGTGAAGGGTTCGCCCTTGTATCCGCTGCTGAAACTGCCGCCGGAGCAAACCCTGCCGGTCTCTCCGGCTGGTCATCCTGGCATATTGCCATAACATACGACGTAGAGCCAAAATACGAGCCAACGCTGACAATTACTGGACTAGTGAACCCAACAGAGATTCGCATTTACGACGCCGGAACTACTACTGAGGTGGCGGGGCAGGAGAATGTAACCTCAGGAACCTTCACTTGGCAGTTCGACCCAGAAGAATACCCAGCAGTAGATATCAGCATTATCAGCCTAAATCGTCAAAATATTCGTCTGCTGAACCAGGCGCTCAGCCTGGCTGACCTTACCATTCCGGTACAGCAGCAGATAGACAGGCAGTACGGAAATGCCTAGTATTACTTTTAATGGCCCGACCAAAACCATCACTATCGGATACGACGGACCACTGACAAGCGTGTCCGCTGCCGATATCTATTCCCGCTGGAAGGACTGGGTTGCCGCAGGAAATGCCCAATACGAACAGGCATTCGCTGAATCCGTAGGCGGAAACGACCTCGGAGGCGGGGTAGCCTTGGCTGGATACTACTTCTTGCGTAACGACCTAGGATGGAGAATCAAACCATCAGAATTCGATTACCAAATCAACATTGCCGGTGACCTTTACCCGGCCGACGCTAACACCCCATACATCATCACCACGACTGGTGATTATACGGTTCTGTTTTCATTCCAGCGTAGCGCTGCGTCCTACGTCAGTGCTTCGGGCGGTAGCGGATCTGTGGACTACAACGAAATCGCTGAGGCTGTCTGGGACAGAAATATGTCCAGCCACGTTACTCCGAACACCTTTGGTAAGCGTATACGAGACCTACTTCCTACAAGTTGGGGTATTAAGTAATGGCCGTTGATGAAGTAGAGTATCTAGTAACGGTAAGACCTCAGCCTAATCAGGTTACTGTTAGTAGCCCCGGCCCGCCTGGTCCGCCAGGAACGGGCGGTGGAGGAAGCGCCAACCCAGAAATAGTAGATGCTGGCTGGGAACCATCATACGCAGAAACATATATTCCTGGCGACATGCGCTTTGCCGAAGACGGAGTGCTCTGGATCTGTTTTATCGGTGGAAGTCCGGGCGGCTGGTACAGCATAGCAGGATTCGACCTATGGACACCTCCGGGCGGATACCCAAGCGTCAACACCTTCCCATCAAGCAACACATTCCCGATTGCTTCAGGGCCATAATCATGTTATTATCTATACAAATGTTTGTGGAGAATTTAAATGCCGTATACGCCAACTAGTTGGGAAGACCTACCATCCGTAGGTACGCCGATTACCGCCGCCGAACTTAACCGTATGGAGGCTGGTATCGATACTGCCGTGGAGTTTGCGGATACCCACCTCGGCGTAGATCCACACACCCAATATCAGAAAGAGTCTGAAAAGGGAGCGGCGGGCGGATACGCCAGCCTAGACGGATCAGGAAAAGTACCATCGGCACAGATCCCAGACATAGCAATTACAGAGTTCCTTGGAGTTGCTGCTAATCAGGCTGCGATGCTCGGGGCGGCAGGCCAAAAAGGCGACTGGGTAATTCGCTCAGATGAAAACAAGGTCTACGTTATCACCGGATCCGACCCAACACAGATCGGTAGTTGGACAGCGCTGGCATACCCAGCAGACGCAGTTGTTTCTGTTAATGGCGAAACAGGAGTTGTCAGCCTAAGCGCAGCAGACGTAGGTGCGGAGCCAGCAGGAGCGGTAACCACTCATGAATCCACATACGATCACACAAACATCCCAGACCCAACAGGCGCTACCGAGCAATATGTCTGGACAGCCGACGGGGCCGGAAACGCTACATGGCAGCCGGGCGGTGCAGGAGCACCAACAGACTCATACTGGAAGTTCTCTACATCTACCGTAGACGCAGACCCAGGAACAGGCAAATTCCGCCTGAACAACGCAACCAGAGCCGGTGCAACGTTCATCTATCTTGACGACTTTTCGACACCAGGCCTTGATGTTTCTAATTTTGCAGTTCTCCTGGCTGTTGGCGATCAAGTATTCATTCAGCCAAAGACGGACGCTACAAGCACCGTACGCTATACCGTAACCGGAGCGGCTACAGATGGAACTGGCTACTGGAAGGTTCCTGTTTCTGTATCGGTAGCGCCAGCCGGGCCGGAGATTTCAAACAACGCCGACGCATTGCTTCTTTGGAGCATCGCAGCACTTGGTGGAACACCGTCTACTCATATTCACGATGATAGATATTATACGGAGTCAGAAACCGACACGCTGCTTGCCAGTAAGCCAGATTTTTCCTATGGAGCAACTCCACCGGGATCACCAACAGTGGGTGACAGGTGGGTAGACGCTGAAACAGGATTCGAATACATTTGGGTTAATGACGGAACATCAACACAATGGGTTATGACTGATATGTCGGGCGGTGGTGGAGCAACATCACACGGTGAATTAGCAGACCTAGGCGTTGACGACCACACACAGTACCACACTGATGCTCGCGGAGACGCTAGATATGTTCAGTTAGGTCTGGTGGATGCGAAGGGTGACATTATAGTTGCAACCGCTGACAATACAGTGACGAGGCTCCCGGTCGGTGGCACGAACGGTCACGTCCTGACGGTGGACTCGGCTGAGGCTGCCGGTGTGAAGTGGGCGGCTGCCGCTGGTGGTGTAACTCGCCCAACTGGAGCGACAGCACAAGCGTTTGTGCCGGGGTGGACATACCCAGAGCCTACTATGGGGGTGGACGGTGCCGCTCCGCTATCGCCCTTCGCGGTTGTCGGAACTGCCGGATATATAGTTTCAGACGGTATATATTATCGCGCCACTTCTGCTTCCGGAGAGGCAGCGGTTATGCTCGGTGCCGCATCGGGACTTACCTCTAGCGTATCGCTACTCTACGTCGAGGGAACAGTTACAGTAAAACCGACAGAGGGCAGCGGGCGCGCCGGAATTGCAATCATGTGTGGCGCATCTATGGCGTCGTTAGGTAACGTGAGACTGTTTCAAACGAGCGATGGAAAAGTGAGTCTAACGCTGCGTACGGGCGCGGGAGAAGTAACTATTGGTACGTCGTCCGCAACGTTGACTAGCCCGCTACTTGCAATCTCCATGGTCGGCAATGTTGCCACTACCGTTTATGACGACGGAACTAATCGTGGCGGTTGGAGCGTCTTTGTAGCAACCGCTTCTTATCCTAGACCTGCACACGCATATATCAAGGACTCGACCGTGGGCCGCGTAGCAGCCGGTCCCGTGAAGGGGTAGGGTGTGGACTGAATGCTTTTGCGATTTTTTTCGGATCCCGCTACTGCCGACCTAGGAGATGGCCGCACGGTTATTATAGATTTTGCGAATGAATCATTAGAAGAGGGAGGGTCAATTAGAGCATGGAATGACGAGGAGCGCCGAATCCTCCCCTCCTCGGAGATGGTGGCCCGGTGGAGCGAATCAGCGCTACTTGCTCAGTCATTAGCACTAGATGTTGACGCCGCCCGCACCGCCCTCTCTGACGCCCTCGCCCTCGCGGACCTCTACCCCGCCCCGACCCCCGAGGAGACGGCGATCATCGACGGCCAGGTAAATGCAGCATTAGCATCATTTAGTCAATTAGAAAATCCACCGGCGGACATAGTCGCTCTTGCAGCAACGCTCATCTCTTGGAAAGTTGGGCTGCTGTAATGTTTTATGCTAGAATGGAATTGATATGGCGATAAATTTTCCTACCTCCCCAGCCCTAAACGACCAATACACTTACGGTAACCGTACCTGGGAGTGGAACGGAACTGCCTGGCAGGCCGTAGTAATCAGCAATGCCCACGAGGTAGCCGCCGATCCGCACACTCAGTACCAGAAGGAATCAGAAAAGGGTGTCGCAGATGGTTATGCTAGCCTAGACAGCGGTGGACAAGTTCCAGCCGCACAGATTCCAGCAATTGCCATTACAGAATACCTCGGGGCGGCAGCCAATCAAGCAGCCATGCTAGCCCTTGTAGGACAAAAAGGGGACTGGTGTACTCGCACAGACCTAGGAACAAACTGGGTAATTACTGGTAATGATCCTACACAGTTGGCGTCATGGACTGCCCTGACCTACCCGGCCTCTCCCGTAACATCTGTTAATAGCGAAACCGGGGCGGTGGTACTTGACGCTACAGACGTAGGCGCAGCACCAGTAAGTCACGGAACGCACCTGACAGACGGCGATAAGGGCGATATTACAGTTGGTAGCAGCGGAACAACGCTGACAATTGACGCTAGTGCTGTTACTGGAACCAAAATAGCAAACGATGCTGTAGACAATACTAAACTTGCTAACATGGCACAATCAACAATTAAGGGTCGTGCCGTAAGCGCTGGTACAGGAGACCCAACCGATCTAACCGCTACGGAGGCAACAGCAATTCTCAACAGTTTTGTCGGAGATTCAGGAGCGGGCGGTACTAAAGGTCTTGTCCCCGCTCCAGCAGCAGGAGATGCAGCAGCCGGAAAAGTATTAAAGGCAGACGGAACGTGGGCTGCGGCAGCGGGCGGTGGAACTACCTGGCATCTCTCAGCAGTAGCAGAGAACACTCTTCCATCCAACTCCATTGGTGTTGATGGTGACTATGTTCTAGTTGACTACTCTGCTGTCAGTGGTGTTACCGCCCGACTCCTGTTCGGACCAAAGGCGTCAGGTGCGTGGTCATGGACAAGGGTTCAGGTACTCCCTCCATTCAACAAGAATGGGCGAGGAATCTCTACCCGATACAACGGATTCTCTAACCCTGTTCAGGGAAAGGCTGTTGCACAACTTCCAGTGTTCGTTGTCCAGTGCGATCAGTGGAGCGCATCTAGTGACCCCGCTACTGCATATCCGGTGCCTTGGGACGTGAACGTAAATGTCGTTTCAGCAAGCGGCTCTTCCACCACTTCTGGCACTGGCTTCAAGGCCACAACAACTGGCTACGCCTATGTTCAGGCGACAACCTCAAAGGCTTCAATCTTTGGTTCTGCAGCGCCGATTTCCACCACTGCGCGCGTGAACATCACAACGCTACCTACCGAGGTTGGTGGCTACTGCGGGCCGATTCTTGGAGGGCTAGCACAGACCTACGGTGGTGACGCCTTTGCCTGTCTCACTGCCTCTGTTGACAAGGATGGGGTGTTGAGGCTCCAGGGCTTCAACGGTTCAGGTTGGACTACTTGGGCCACTTCTGACTCAGGCCAGGTGGTAGCAGGAGACAAGGTGCTAATTGAGAGGCGTGGTGACCTCCTTGAAGCAACGGTTTATGAGTCTACCGATGGTCAGAAGATGATTAACGTTTCTGGCACTGCACGTCCCTCTCTACGTTGCGTTCTGCGCGGTCAGATGGAGAATGTCTTCTTTGCTAGTTACGGCGTAGGAATTGGGCTGTTCTTCCGAGACACAACAGCCGCGAGACTAAACATGTTCTATGGGGTGACGTGATGACTGACTTTGTACCTACACCGGAAACAGATGCTATCTGGGCTCAGATTCAGGCAGCAGAAGCAGCGTACAGCGCTGAATTGGAGGCAGTAGAAGAGACCCGTTTGGCATTGATATCTGCTGCTGCGCCACATAGACAAGCCCTATCCAATGCTCGTGAACTACTACTCGCCTACGGCACACCAGAAGGTTTATCATTCACTGAAACATATTCAGCGGTACAAACAGCCGCACTAGAATATCGTGACAGCGGCATAGAGGACAAAGAATGTGAAGATCATTTGCAGTGGATTATTGCTAGAACTGGTCAAATCACTGCTGCTGCTCTATTTCAGGCAGGAATTCTAGAGTGAACTTCGAACCAATCTGGATAGTCTGGCTAATCACAGTAGTAGCGTCCTTTGGTGTAATTGAGGGCGCTACGCTAGTGAACAAGCAAAAGGGTGACACACTTAGCGAGAATACTCGTAAGTGGATTGGTCTATTGTCACAAGATACTAAAAAGCGGGCGGCAGGTGCAGCAGTCTTTGCTGGTACCGCCCTCGGCTTCATAGTATGGTTTGTGCTTCATATATTCGGCTTGTGATATACTTATATCAACGTCTGGTAGTCCCAGTTGGGGTGCCGAGTCGTTACGGGGAGTGCAGGAATCTCGCGTCCCGTGCCTTAGGGTGGAAGTTACCGTGATCCCCCGGTCCCGCTGGGCCGGGGTGATTGCGTTTACCGCCCAAAATGATATACTAAATAATCATGTATAGAGAATACGTAATCTCGACAAACCCCTACAGTTATTGGCCGCTGGACATAACTCACGGAGCGGTAGATGTAATGGGAAGATCTGGAACTTTCGCCAGCATCAACACCCCGACCGCCACTGGCACCGCGCCAAAAACCTACCAGCCGCTAGTCCCAGGATTTCATGCCTCTGTATGTAACGGCTCGACTTGTGCGCTGGGGCGGGCATTCGGAACAGCAGGCAAAGAACCACTCCCATTCACTATAGATGGATGGTTCGAGATTCACCCGAACAACGATTACGCAGATTACGGCACTAGAAACCTGTTATCACTGGGAACAAACGTGGTCGGAGCGCAGAACTCCAATCTATACGTGAACTTCCCTGGCGTGTTGCAACACCACTTCAACATTGACGACTATGACTCACGAATCTACTTCGCTCTGACCTGGACCGGAAACTCTGTATCTGTGTATATCGATGGCGAGAACAAATTCGTAGAAGATGCACCGGCGGGATTCGCCTTCACCAACTCTTCTACCACCCTGACCATCAACGCCGAGTTCGCCTCGAATGTTTGCGTATACGACCGTGCTCTGACGCCGCAGAACATCCTTGACAAATTCAACGCCGCCGTACCGATCAGCCATGTAGACGCCTGCGCCAATGACAACGGGCAGGTTTTCCCGATGCGTATTTCGAATACATCCTACTACGACATAGAACTAGACCAGGAATTTGGATCGACTGACAGTTACAACATCAATATTGATAAGGATGGACTATATTCGAACAAGGTGGTGGATGCTCTGTCGTATGATGTTGAGCCGGGCTGGAACGCAACAAGTGTCACAATTGGGGCCGGTGAGTACCTGTATACAAACGCCCTAGGCTACCTTGGAAGTGACCAGTGGGTAATATACATCGAGACATCAGACGACAACTCGCGGGCTGGAGACGAATACCTCTTCTCCCTAATAGGTGATGTACAGAGATTAGAGTGCTACGTTGACTCGGCCAACGACATTCATATAGACGTTACAGATATTGCGCCAGACGGAACTGAGACGCCGACCAACATCACCTTCGATGATGCCGTTAATACGGCAACTGGAAATTTCGTCTTCATGTACGACAGCGGCCAGTTGTTCATCAAAACTGGTGATCCAGTATTTACGCTGAACCCAGTCGGAGGGCAGAGCAAGTATTCCATCAACATCGTCGTTGACGAAACTACAAAACTAGTTATTGGAGCAGATGGAACGTACGGCGGAGCGGCGATCCCAAACATAGGCTACCTAGCAACACATAACAGCATTCGTACAGACGCAGAACTCGGAAATAATTATGAGAGTTACTACGACTCATGGATTGCTACAGGAATATGGCCGCTGAACACGGTTAACGAGAACGTAGGATTTGTCGAGTCCTACTTGATAGCGAAGGTGCTGCTTCCCGATGACGAAGAGATCAAGGCTGCTTATGCCATCAACTACGGGGCCCACAAGGAACTATCAATTACGACTAGCGATTCCACCGCCTCCAATCTAAACAGGTTTATCACTCCGATTTCATCTATTCCAGAGAACGTTACGCCCGGGGTCGGCATCAACCAGGAAATCACGGTCAACCCGTATCTTTGGGCAGCACCTGCCCCATATGGCGGAGAGGCAAATTACCCATCATTCTCCAAGATCGTGGTTAGAGCAATCACCGACCGGAAGATCATTTCCGAGAATTCCGAGGCCGAGATAAACCTAACCGGAACCGGAGAGGCATGGATCAGCGCGGCAGAACCGAACTATTTCACCAGAAACAAATACGATGGGCTGTTCTTCGACTCGGGATCTGTACGAGGCGTAGTGTCTGACGTTAATGTTGATGGTGTGACCACTCACTACGAGTACCGCTCCTTCGAGTTCCTGCTATACATCGATTTCGATACCGTCAATTCTGGCCGGGTGATATCGATCTATGACGGGTCCACCGAGCGATACATATCTATCAACAAGGCGGGCAACGCGCTCAGCCACAACTTCACTACCGTTTATATAAACAACGTTAACATGTCCGGCAAGAACATCACCAATTTGTACAACCAGTGGGTGCATGTGTACGCGGTTCTACCGGCTGATCTGACTGACCGACAGGTATATATCGGGGGCGGATACAACTCGACCAATTATGTAAACGGAGTAGGAATACAGAACTTCGCAGCATACGACTATATTCTCAGCGCAGACAATATCACCGAGCACTACTCAGCCTTCCTTGGCCGCTACAAGTATTCCGCAGACGTGGCGGACTCGATCAGCGTGGCCCAGAACAAGGCCCCGAACATCTATGCCCCCGCATGGCACACAAATGTGATCCCGGTATGACAAGTTTTTGCTTTAAGTAGACAGAAATGGTATTATGAGTGACATGAGCGAGCAGGAAACACCAGAATTAGTGCTAAGCACAGACGTAGATCCCGATGAGCCGGTCAAAAAGACCTGGGAGAACACAAAACCACGGGTTCAAATCGTCCAAGAGACCAATATCGGAGTATATGTTTGGCAGTTGCCTGACGGAAACTTCCTTACTGATGACGACGCCAACTTCCTTTCGATTGCTTCGAGGCAGGGCGACAAAGAGCGTATCCGCAGACTACAGGAAGCCGCAGCGCACCACGGATACCCAGATGGATTTGCAGTGTTCTATGCTGGATCTAGAAAGATCAGCGAGAACGAGTTCTGGCATCAGGTCGAACGCATGATGGATGGATATGTTCCGGACCCATATGACGTTCCGGCACTAATGGGTGAGATTGAGGCGAGACAAAGTGGCCTCGGATATTAAGCGTACGGCTAGTCGCCGTGTGACAAAGGTCGAGCCAGCAGAGGTTCATGAGATCGAGGTAACAGTGGCCTCAGAGATTGACACAACCAATCCATCAAATGACCCATTCGTACTGACAAATGAGCAGTACCGTTCACTTACCGGCCTCGCACCTAATTTCAAGCGCCGTAAGATCCACAAGGCCGAGGTGGCGAAGAGCAAGGCGGTAGAGGTCGGGTACACCTTTGCCTACGACAACTTCGGTGTAGTGGTCCCAGACTACAACCCAACATATCTTGCTAAGGTCTACGAGAAGTCCGCCCCTCACTACGCCGCCGTCCAGTCCAAAGTCGCTAATATAGTTGATCTTGGATATGACTTAGAGCCAACCTATAAACTGAAGTCCCAGATCGAGCGGGCAAACACGGACAAGACCAGAGACAGACTTGAGCGCCAGGCAGAAGACGAGAAGAACTCGGTACTGGAATGGCTAAATACTCTGAACTGGCTACAGCCATTCTCCGACACCCTACATGCCGTAGCAGTCGATCTTGAATCTACAGGAAACGCCTATATCGAAATCGGGCGGACCAAGAGCGGCAAGATCAACTTTGTAGGTCACATTCCATCCGTGACCATGAGAGTCCGCCGAGACAGGGACGGATTCGTACAACTAGTGGGAACCAGAGTAATATTTTTCAGGAACTTTGGTGACACCAAGACTGAGAATCCACTGACAGATGATAGGAACCCGAACGAGGTAATTCACATAAAGAATTACACTCCGACGAACAGTTTCTACGGAATTCCAGACATCATCCCCGCCACAGAAGCGCTAGCCGGTGACGAATTCGCCAGCCGCTACAACCTTGACTATTTCGAGCACAAGGCTGTTCCGCGCTATGTAATCTATCTAAAGGGTGCTTCTATCTCTGAGGCCAACCAGCGCAAGATCCTTGAATTGTTCCAGACCGGAGTAAAGGGCAAGCACCACCGTAGCGTATTCCTACCACTCCCAGCCGACTCTGACGGAAACAAGGTCGAGTTCAAGATGGAGGCAATTGAGGCTAAGGCGCAGGATAGCAGTTTCAACACCTATCGCAAGATGAACATTGACGAGATCTTCATGGCTCACAGAACACCTAAGTCGAAGTCAGGATATATGGATGGGGTCGGCCTGGCGGCAGCCAGAGACGCGGACAAGGGATTCAAAGAGCAGGTAACCCGCCCACGCCAGGATATGCTAGAAAAGCGCATTGACCTTATTATCAAGAGCGTCACCGACAACTTCAAATTCAAGTTGCTAGAAATGACCCTATCCGATGAGGACACCCAGAGCAAGATCGATGAGCGCTACTTGAGAATGAAGACCATTGTTCCGAACGAGATTCGCAAGCGACACGGCCTACCACCACTAGAGGGCGGCGACAAGCCGGTATCTCTCGGGGCGCAGGAGGCGGCGGAGCAAAGGGCCCAGGCCCAGCAGTCAAGAACCCGTGATGCCGACCGCTCAGCCGGATCATCCGACTCTGCCGGAGAGGGCAGAAACGCGCAGGGTGACGGAAGAACTACACAATAATTTGCATTTTAAGATAAATACAATTATTATCAAAACACTATGATATTCGAGAAAGCACACTTTGACCTAGACGGAAGCAATCTCCGCTTTGCCGTCCCTATTGTTAAGGTTGACCGCGAGTCCCGAACAATTTCAGGATTTGCGACGCTTGACAATATCGACAAGCAGGGAGATGTTGTTTCGACACAGGCCAGCCTGGAAGCATTTCAGGAGTTCCGCGGAAATCTTAGAGAGATGCACCAGGCTAAGGCTGTCGGTAGAGTTCTTGCTTTCTCAGTAGAGGAAATGTATGACCCGGTTGACGAGAAGATGTACAGCGGAATCTTCGTTACGGCGTACATCAGCAAGGGCGCGGCAGATACATGGGAAAAGGTTCTAGACGGCACACTATCAGGGTTTTCTATCGGTGGAGAGATTCACGAAGCCGATAATGTATTCGATAAGTCAGCCGACAAGACCATCAGAGTCATCACCAAGTATTCGCTGATCGAACTATCCGTGGTTGACAACCCAGCGAATCAACTGGCGAATATTCTATCCATCGTCAAGGTAGACGGAGGGATGGCAATGAAGGGAATGGTCTCTGAAATTGAGACCGAGAGCGTTTTTTGGTGCGGCAAGGATGAAATTGCCGTAACTAAAGATTCTGACAGCGCCTCCTGCCCAGTATGCTCCTCTGAAATGGAGAGCATTGGATGGGTTGAGCGTACTGACGCTGAAAAGGCGGAAACTGTTGGAGCACTAATAAAGAACCATAAGGGTGAACTTACAGGGGAAGCCCACAGCGAAGGAGGTAATGAAGTGTCTGAAGAAACAGTAGTTGTAGAAGACGTGGTTGAGGAGACCGTAGAGGCTGAGGCCGAGACGGTTGAAGAGCCTGTAGCAGAGGAAGTAACTGAGAAGGCTGCCACCGTCGAAGAAACAGTAGAGCCAGAATTTGACCTGGAAAAGGCGCTTAGCGAGATTAGCGAGTCTCTACTAAAGACATTCAACGAAAAACTAGCAGAGACAGCAGCAGCAACCGCCGACCAGTTGGCCGAGTTTGCTAAGTCTGTCAATGAGAAGTTCGAGGCGGTAGCCGAGAACCTAAAGACCGTAGCAGATGAAGTTGAGAGCACACAGAAGTCTCTCAAGGAAATTGACGAATCATCTGCTGTAAAGAAGTCTGCTGACCTTGGCGGGGATGCAGAACCAAAAAATAACAACAACATCTGGGGCAGTTCTTTCGTCGTTCGCTGAAAGATGTAATCAAAGAAAAGGTAGGTGAAAACAACAAATGAGCAATGAACTTCTTGAGAAGGTAACAACAACCAGCGTAGTTGGCGCGGGTGGTGGTGGTCTGCTAAACGCAGAGCAGTCTGACCGCTTCATCGACTACATCTGGGACGCTACCGTTCTTGCACAGGAAGGTTTCGTAAAGAGAATGAAGGCTGACACAGTTGACATCGACAAGGTTGCCGTAGGCCAGCGTCTAGCACGCCAGGCTACAGAGGCAGTTGACGACGGTGTTAACGCGATCCCAACGTTCACGAAGATTTCTATCACAACAAAGAAACTTCGTCTAGACTGGGAGGTTTCCACCGAGTCTGTTGAGGATGCGCTAGAGTCTGGTATTCAGGATCACATCGCCCGCCTAATGGCTACTCAGTTCGGTAACGACATTGAGGATCTGGCTATTAACGGTGATGACCTATCCGTTGACCCGCTACTTGGAGCATTCGATGGCTTCAAGAAACTGGCTCTGACAAACGGACACGTAGTTGCTGGTGCAGGTGCAGCGCTTGACAAGGCCATCTTCAACAAGGCCATCAAGGCTATGCCTCGCAAGTACCTACAGCGCCGCAACCAGTTGCGCTTCTACACCGGATCCAACCTACAGCAGGATTGGCTGTACAAGTTGACTGACATTTCTACGGCTCCTGAGTCTATCGCTGAGGCTGTCCTTAGCGGTAACCCAGCGGCTCCTGGTGGATCTATCCGTCCATACGCGTTCGGTATTCCAGTCAAGGAGGTTCCTCTATTCGATGAAACTCTTGACGGTACATACTCCGGCGCTACAGGTGACCACGGTCACGTAGAACTGACATTCCCAGACAACCGTATCTGGGGAATCAAGCGAGAGGTCAAGGTTTACTCCGACTTCGCAATGAAGAAGGACACAACTGAATTCGTTGCCTACGTTCGCGTAGGTGTACAGATCGAGAATGCAGACGCATTCGTGATCGTGAAGGACGTTAAGGTAAGCGTCTGATCTAACGCACCACAAGTGTAGGGGGCCGGGTCAAACCGGCCCCCTTGCTTTTTATTCTGGCGTTTGCTATAATCGTCAGGACTAGACGAGAGGAATCACATGTCTGAACTAGAGAATTACAAGGTAAATGAACTCAAGATCATCGCTGAGGAACTTGGCGTAGACCTTGGTAGCCTGACCAAGAAGGCAGAAATCTTGGACGAACTAGACGCTAACGGTATTACGCTAGGGATGGTGAAGGAGCACGTCTTCCCAGATCCCGAGCCGGAGGCAGAGGCAGAGGCAGTAGTTGCCCCTCAGCGTACCGTCCAGAGCCAAAAGCCTAACTTGAGTGGCGAGACATACGTTATCAAGATGACGCGCAATAACCGTCGCTGGGACGCATACGGAGATAGTGGAGCAGTTTATACCTTCACCTACGAGCACCCATACCAGATTGTTGCCGCAGATGACGCAGACCTGATCCTTGAGGAGTTCGGTTTTAGACTAGCCACTCCGAAGGAATTGAGAGACTACTACGCATGATGGGGGCGGCTGGCCTGTGAGTGAAATCTATGTGAATACAGAGACATCTGTATCTATTAATATTGGTCAGCCGACCTCTGTAGACCCGACCGCGATTTTGGTGCGGGCGGACGGTACACAATTACCACTAGTTGTTTCGCAGAAGAACCCAACTGCGCCAGCGACAACAGAGACCTGGACCGCAGAGATTCCAGTGGAGGAGACATTCGCTGAGTCCCTGGTAAGGGTTGTCTGGACAATTGATACTGGCGGAGACGCCTATACCATTACTGACTACCACGAGGTAGTGACCCCCTACTTGACACCATCAGAAATTTGCTCCAGGCTTGGATACCAGTTCACTTCATCATCTGACCCTGGATATCAGCCATTGGATAGAATTGTTGCCGCTGAAAAGGTGGCCCGAGCATACGTGGATAGGTTCACAAATAGTTCTTTCGGTAGAGCATACGAGACAAAGAGTGGGGTGGGCCAGCAGGTAGACGTGCTCACCCTCCCAGAACCACTGATCACCCTCAAAAAGATCTACGAGAATGACACACTGATTTATGACGTTGACGACGACATTAACGAGTGGGGCGTTACCTTTAAGGCGTCCAACTCAGGCTTTGGATTGAGAATATCTGAGCCGGGAATCGACTACACCGAGGAAGAGCGACCATCACTCGTATACTCATATGGCAGTTTCCGTTACGGATACAGGTATGATGTATACGGCGAGTTCGGCTCCCTATTTGTTCCTTCCGATGTTAAAGAGGCAATGTACTACATCATCTACGATCTACTATGCCAGGATTCGGTCTACCGCAACCGCTACATCAACCACATTCAGGTCAAGGACTGGAAGTTCAGTTTTGATGACCGCGCCTATGCCGGGACCGGAAATGCAGCAGCGAATACCCTTCTAGAGAAGTACAAAGTTTTCGACGCCTGGGTGGTATAAATGTACGGCTGCCTAACATCTGCCAATTACAGAATGACAGCAGACATTCTTGAGGCGACCGTGACACAGGATCCAAAAACCTTCCAGTTGAAGCGCGAGTATTCTGTTTGTGAAACCATCAGTTGCTATGCTGAGTCCATCCTTACCGATTCCGCATCCGATGTTGCTTCTGGAAAGCGTTTTGCTGACGAGTTTACCGAGTACGAACTAATCAACATTAAGGTTGGTAAGTTCCTGTCGAAGCGTCTCCGGATCTCGAATATTCGTGGTGCCGATGGTCAGATTCTATGGCCGCAGGGCGAGCGCCCAGATAGAAGCATGGTTTTCGAGGTACAGGGCTGTAAGCCAATTCTAGATCCGTTCGGTCGAGTTCTGGAGTATCAGGTTATGGCGAAGCGGGTGGAAATCCAAGATGAGGATTGACATTGACACTAACCTGAATCAAGTCGTGACAGGAACACTCAACTACGAACTAGATGTATTCTGGTACGCCAACGTTGATGAGAAATCCATGCGCAGATACAACGACAAGATCTTTCGTCATGTCGAGCGCAATTTCGGAAAATACATTGACGCCAAGGCTCGGCTAGAGAAGTCGAAGTATCACCATGTGTACGAGTGGCGCGGGGTCGGAAACAAGAACGACCGTCTGTGGAGAATGACCCGGACACAGAACGGTACATCCGGAATGAGAATCAGGTACAATTTCGTCAACAGCCGCAAGGTTGCTGACATCCACCCCAGCCTGGCAATACCAGGGCCTTCTGGTAAATCAGTAAAGCGCTCTGCGGTATTCCGTCGCAAGGCATATATAATGGAAGAGGGAATTCCAGTAACGGTTCGTCGTAAGCAGGCTCGCTGGCTTGCCATTCCAGTTAAGTATGAGTTTACTGGGCAGGGTAATATCAAGTTCAGCAAGGGGCCGGTGACGGTGAGAAATCCCGGCGGAACAAACGTAAGATACTCCTTTGCTAGAACGTTCTCCGGATACTTCTCGTCAGGCCTTGCTGTAAAGCAATTGTCTGACAGTGGGGCTCTACAAACCACTGCCCGGATTACTAAGCGCGCAGGAGAGAATATCCCTTCCGCTATTCGCGGAGCCACAGCCAGGTCCAGCATGAGCCGGGCGGCTGTAAAGGGACTAGCAAGAACAAACGTAGAGAAGGAATGGGCAAGAGAAGATGACTGATTATTCATACTCAGCATATGCAGACATCAACCGCTATATCTGGAACCAACTGACCGCTAGCGGCGTTCTGTCATCTTCTAGTTATATCAGCGGAATAACGGGAGGGGTGATCCTGCCGTTCACCCCAGCCCAGGAAGAGCCACTGATCGCCAACACCTTTGACGACAACCCATATTTCGTATTCGATGTATTGACGACCCAGAACAGCACCAGTTCATCGGACGCATGGTGGGTTGAGCGGGACGAACTGACCTACGTCATCTACGGCCCAGACCTCAACAAGATCAATCAGATCATAAACGTCATCAAGGAATCATGCCGCCGAATGGACGAGTCCGCTAAACAGGTGAATAGAACTTCCGGAATTTCTGGTAAGTATTGGTTCCAGACAGTGAGTGTCGAGTGGGTTGAGCAGGCAGAACCTTCGAAAAGCGAAGCCGGGCGGCTATCAGCAAGCATACAAATATGCTACAACTACGCCAGAGTAGAAGACTCTGACGGACTATACGTTTAATTTGCATTTTAATGTTTTCGAAGATATGCTGTGGGCAACGACGAAAGCGCCTAGCCAGCACACGAAAACTCTTAAGGTAGGTGAAAATATCACATGGCAACATCTAGAAACGTCATCGTTGGTGCCGCTCAGATCTTCCTTTCTGTAGGCACAACCAAGGATGGTACGGCCGCAGAGCCTCTTCCTACATGGTCAGCAGGTGTGTCCGCAAAGACAACCCTAGCCGGTCTGACATCAGACTGGCGCGACGTAGGATACACAACTGATGGTCTTGAGGTTATGTACGAGCCTCAGTACGGTGAGGTTGTTGTAGACCAGGCACTCGACGCTGTTCTTCTGTTCAAGCAGTCTATGAAGGTTTCCCTTCGTACGACAATGAGCGAGGCAACACTAGAGAACCTGCACCTGGCATTCAACCAGAACACAGGTCTAACACGCACCGATGCTGACAACGCCACTCTTGAAATTCAGGGTGGAGTTCTTGGTGAGTACCCACCTGAGCGTTCGTTGATCGCTGTTGGTGGAGCGCCACGAGCAACTGTAGATCCGGCAAAGAGCACGGAGCGTATTTATTACACAGCCCGCGTTATGAATGTCGAGTCTTCAACTCACTCGCTACGTCGTAATGAGGAGACCAAGTTTGCGGTTAACTTCCGTCTACTTCCTCTAGCATCAACCTCGAACGCTTACGGTAGAATTATCGACCGTTCGTACTGATCTCTGATCAACGCTGAGCCAGCCCTTCGCGGCTGGCTTTTGCGTTTTATGGATCGATTTGATACAATTTCAGCATGATCAACAGGAGGAATGCATGAGCAAGGTTTCGACAAAAGAGACTATTGAACTACAGGACGGTACGAAGGTAGAACTACGTCCGCTAAACATCAAAAACTACAGGGCTTTTCAGGAAACCTGGGATGCATACGTAAAGGGCGAGGACGAGCGACCAGAAATAGATTTTCTAGTTTCACTGGTACAGATCTGCCTACGTAAGCCACTTGGCGAGCAGGCCGACGACGTTGAGTGGTTAGAGGAAGCACTAGATTCAGAGGCAATCAATTACATCATCAAGGTGTGTGCAGGCCTGGATTTAAATCCAGATCAGGCGATGGTGACAGCAGTGGCGGCAAGAAGTGGTCAGAATTCGAACTAGACCTTCTGAAATACGAGTCGGAAGTCATGCTCACCGGAGCATGGAAAAACTTTGAAGAGTTGGAGGATAACTTAACAGTCGATGAACTACTCGGCATCGTAGATGCCGGACGGGAAAAGGAAAACAGACTTCACAAAATAATAATGGCAAGCGTCGGAATCAACATGGACGCAGAGGAATCAGAAGACGACATTACAGATTCCACAATTGTCGGAGAAGCGGGAGACCTTTTCGGAATTGGTCATGGACTTGGCTACGAAGTAGAAGAATAATATGGCATTAGTAGACGTACAGTTTAGAGCAAACGCAAACTTCGCAGACCTGATTGCTCAGGTCAATGCCGCTAATGCCGCAGTTAAGAACCTCAACACGTCATTTGCAATGATGGGTAAGAGCGGCGGGATAGATGATCTGGTACGAGAGTTTTCCAGCGGTCTTGCCGCTTCCCGTCAATATACTACAGAAACAGTAAGGCTCCGCAACGAGGCGGAGAAATTCGGGGAGGCTCTACACAAGCAGCGCCTAGAACTACGTGACTACCACCGCGAATACCGCAACTTCGTAAGTGGACGCAAGAGCATGATCACAGAACTTGCTCGCCAGCAGACCATGCTTGAGCGCTCTATGGTAGTTACTCGTGGACGAGACGCCAAGGGCCAGGCCATTGCTGATGTAATAACCCCCACCGGACTTGACAATTCCCTAGCAACCCGCGCAGCGGTGGCCCGTAAAGAACTTCAGATTATGAACAAGGTTCTTAACGATGGCGCTACCGCTATGATTAACTGGGGTAAGAATACGCAGTGGGCTGGTCGTCAGTTGACCGTTGGTCTTACCGTTCCGCTTACCCTGCTGGGCGGGGCGGCAGCAAAACTAGCCTACGACCTTGACAAGGAAATGACACGCATCGTCAAGGTGTACGGAAACACCATGAATACTATGATGGGCCCAGCGACTGTAAATCAGTTGAGAAAAGACCTTATGGGTCTATCAGGAGATCTTGCTAAGGTATATGGTCAGTCTGCTCAGGAAACACTAGGCCTGGCAGCCGAATTTGCTGCTGCTGGAAAGCAGGGAGACGAACTGATGCAGTCTGTTACGCAAACCACTCGTCTGGCGACACTTGGTGAGGTTGATCGCGCCGAGGCGATGAAGGCAACACTGGCTATTCAGACAGCCTTCAAATCAAATACAGAAGAACTAGCCGAGTCTATTAACTTCCTGAACGCAGTAGAAAACCAGACAAACACCACGCTGAACGACCTAGTAGAAGCAATTCCTAAGGCCGGACCTATCGTAAAGGGTCTGGGTGGAGACATCAAGGAACTCTCGCTCCTAGTCGTTGCTATGCGTGAGGGTGGTATTCCAGCGGCAGAAGCAGCGAACGCCCTGAAGTCTGGTCTAGCCTCCCTAATCAACCCGACGAAGCAGGCAAGGGAGATGCTAAAGGGTTACAATATCGATATTGATGCTGTGATTGCTAATTCTGAGGGTAAGTTGATTCCAATGGTTACTGGATTCCAGGCCGAACTAGACAAACTTGACGAGTTCAGCCGACAGAAGGTAATTGAGCAGATCTTCGGAAAGTACCAGTTTGCTAGAATGGGTGCGCTGTTCGCAAACCTGGGTCGTGATGGTAGCCAGACGGTAGAGGTTATGAAACTGATGGGTGCGGAAGCAGGAGAACTAGCCTCTATCGCTGACCGAGAGTTGGGCGCTCTACAGGAAAGCATCAGCGGTCAGTTCACAAGAGCCCTAGAGCAGGTAAAGGTGGAACTGGCACAGATAGGCGAGGGCTTCCTTGTCCTAGCCACTAAGGGCCTGAACGCTATTAACTGGCTATTCGAGAAATTTGATATGCTACCAGATTTCGTAAAGACTGGAATTGGTGGAGTTCTTACTGTGACCGCCATTATCGGTCCTATCATCATGACAACTGGTGTGCTCGGAAACCTACTTGGATATCTGGTAAAGGGTGTTGCTTGGTTCAAGACATTCGGGAAATCAGGTGTGACTGCATACGATCACCTCACCAAAGAATCGGTTGCCGCAAAACTGGCCGGTGAGACACTAGAGAAGTCATTCTACGACCAGGCAAAGGCTGTAACAGCACTGGACGCTGGAATCAACAAGTTGATTGCCAGCCTTACTGAACTGGCCGGTGCTGGCAAAGCGGCATCAACCTCTGTATCGACCGGGGCTGCTACCACTGCTGAAAAAGCAAAGCAAGCATTTGTCGGAGGCCGGGGTAGAGGGCTTATCGATGAGGATAAACTAAAGTTTAGCACTAAGAGCGGAATGGGCGGAGTAGAAGTAAGCCACCTATACCCAACAGCACTAACATATACTGGAAGTACGGACGCCGAAAAGGAGGCCAGGACAAAAGGCGACAAGGCTGTTGTTATGTCATCTATGCTAAATACTGGGACTCCAGAGGCAGAATTCCAGCGCGGACTACAGACCAATTTTGCGGCAGCGTCCATAGTCAGCCTTGACGAGTCAATGGAGGATATAGCAACGCAGAGGCGTGTCATGTTGCAGGCCGAACTCGATAAGTTTGCTGCTAGGCCACTTCAGAGAAAAGAGACTTCGGCGGATCGGGCCAGAATAGTTTCCGGATTGCAGGCTAAACTAGACGCCATGAGTAATGATGCTATGGCTAGACTGCTACCTAGCAAGCAGGCATTCAAAGAGGTTAACCTCAAGTATTTGGCGTTTATGCAGTCCTATGCAAATATGGCCGAGGGCACCTTTGCCGGAGACCCACAGCAGAAGGCTCTAGTGCAAGCAAGGGCCAAGCAGTACGCCCAGGAATACAAACTAGCGGTTAAAAACGGCGTATCCCAGATGGATGCCTACGCTGATCTGATGCAGAAGGTCATGAATGATCCGGCCTCCGGATTTAGAGAGATGTACACCAACGCAATCAAGGCGTACGAAGATATCCTGGCAAGCGGTGGGTCAGCAGAGCAGATGCTTCTCAAATTACGACAGCAGTTGGACGCACTAGAGGCCCGCGCCCGCGCCGCTGTTGCTGGTGTAGTGTCTGGAACGGGACTTACTGGTGTAGCGCCCGGAGTTGGTAACAACAGAGGAACAGCGCAACTTGGCGTAGCAGTTCCACAGCAGCAATATTATCAGGCCGGTCTATTCGATGAAGATATTGTAGAGAAACTAGACGATGCAGCCGATATGCAAGCAGACGCCGCCAAAGAGCAGTCCAAGGCCGCCAAGACACAAAGTGTCGCTGCCGTTATGAACGTAGAGGCAGAAACAGCGGAACTGGGTGGGGCTGCTGGTGGTGCTGGCGGAGGAACTGGAGTAATTGTTGGTGGTTCGGGCGCAGGAGAGCCTAAGAGGGGAAGATTCCGTGGCCTGATGGGTAATAGATGGGTTCAGGGTGCCGGTGTTGCTGCCGGTGTCGGCCTAATGTCTGCCGGAATGTCCGGAGACGGAGCGCTGGGGGCGGCTGGAACAGTAGCCGGTGGAGCAATGACGGGTGGAATGATCGGAAGTATGTTCGCCCCTGTAATTGGAACGGCAATTGGTGCCGCAGTCGGCGGTCTTGCATCAGCGATCCCCCTAATCATCTCAAACATGCAAAGGGCGCAGGCAGAATTAGCATCCGTTCAGGAGGTTGGAGAAACAGCATTTGACAAACTAGGCGCTTCGATCAAGAGCGCCAAGGACGTTGCGCTTATCCCGTTCAACGAGGGACTAGAAAAGTCTGGGTCGGCCGTTGCCGAATTGATAGAGTCCTTCAAAAATGCACCAGAAGGCTCCGTGGACGCAAACTTCATTGAACTTCTCAAGGGCGAGAACGATATGGGCAATATGCGTGGTCTGCTAGAGGACAAGGTTGTGGAGTTGCAGGCTGCCGGGGTAGAGATGACCAAGATTAAGGAGTACATACTTGCAGCACTTACCGCTTCTGGTAGAGGGACGGATGCAGCAGGTCTGATTCCAGATATCATGAATTATGCAGAGGGCTCTGCGGCTGGCAATCTAAAGAACCAACTAAAGGACTACCTTGCGGCTAGAAAGATCGCTAATGAAATTCTCACGCTTCCACAGAGCGAGCAGCAGGCAGCACTAGCAGGCGGAGATGGAACGCCGGGTGGCCTATTCTCCGATGAAACACTAGAGGCGGCCAAAGCAGTATACAGTACCATGCTTGATATATCAGCAACAAAAGCACCAGTTGATCTGCAAAAGTTCTTGAATGAGATTGGTGGGGATCTGCCATCGCTGAAGGATGTGATGGACACTGTTCCTGAGAGCATGAAGGGCGTAGCACAGTCTATTCTAGACAATGGTGGCAGCGCCGAACTTGTTCTCAAGGCTCTTAACCTAAATGCGCAAGGAATTGCTCTGAATCTCGACAAGATCTCTGCTAATCCGTGGTATGTAGATGTTGTTTTCAGGGAGACGGTTGGAGATAGAGCGATTATGGACGCTATCACCGCCGGTGGGACTGGCGCTTTTGCAGATAGAATGGCAGCAATCAATAAGGCGTATAGCGAGTCAACCACTGACACCAAAGCAACGAATGATGCCGCAATCAAGGCGCAGGAAGACCACATTGATGCGCTGCGCAAGAAGTATGACGACCAGATCGAGGCCGAGAAGAAAAAGCAGGAGGCTCTTGATGAAGCACAAGAGGCGGAAGAGCGTCGCCTAAGCCGTCAGAAGACCTTACGCGACCTACAGGTTTCCTACAACGAGGCTATTTCTTCTGGAAATCTTGGTGCTGCTGCACTAATCAAGAACGAGGTGGCCTACACCAAGGCGGAGTGGGCTCGTGAAGATAAGGAGCGAATCGCTGACAAGGCATCCGAAAGTCGTATTGAGGCAATTGAGAAGGAGCGCGACGCAGCAATTGAGGCCGAGCAGGCTAAACTAGAAGCAATGCGTGCGAACCAGGCGGCTATGAATGATGCCGTAACCACCGGAACGAATGGCCGAAAGGCACAAGAGATCAAAGCCGTGGAGGACGCGAAGGCTGCCTGGGACGCAATTATCGCTGAATACCCAGGAGACTTCGAGGGTATGGCTGCGGCATTAAAGGAAAAGGGCCCAATCTTTGCAGCGGCCGGAGTTAACATTGGTGATTTGATGAAGGAGGCCATCGGAACTGCTACCTCTCAGGGAACAGCACAGAGAATTTTCGATACAGTTGGTGGAAACCTAGCGAAGGCACCGTGGGATCTTGTTGCTAACCTTGCTGCGGCTAAGGCGATGGGAGACACACAAAAGGTTATTTCCCTGCAAAAGAACCTCGACGCTTGGGTTGAAACATTCGACTTTACCGATAAGGAGACGCAGAAATTCCAGAACAGGGCTGGTGTTTCTGATGGCGGAGCCCCGTCTAACTCTCCATCACGCTACAGTTCTGGTGGACTAGCGACTGGTCCCGGGCACGGAACCTCTGATGATATTGATGCTAAACTATCTAATGGTGAATTTGTTATGACGAATGCTTCGGTGAATTACTACGGCAAGGGCTTCATGGACGCTATTAACCAGAGGAAGTTTGCTGCCGGAGGGCTTGTAACTGGAATGGGTCGTGCCATGATGAAGGGCGTGATGGCAGGTGCTGTGGATAAGGTTGCGCAAGCGTACGGGGCTATGACCCCTGACGGATTTGGAGTCACCAATGATGTTGGAATGCCTGGCGCGCAATCAGGCGGAGGCGGCGTAACAGGAACCGGACTCGGAGCACAGATCGCAGCACTTGGAGCCCGCTACGTCGGAGTGCCTTATTCATACACTGGTGGAAGCCCTGAGGACGGATGGGGTTGTGCTCCGTTCGTACGCTGGGTATATCAGAGATTCGGATTCAACCTTCCTGGTGGTTCGGTGTCTAACAGCCAGTACAACGCTATTAAGTCCCGCCCGAACCGCAACGAAATCACCGCTGGTGACCTTCTATTCTTCAAGTACGCAAACGGGGTTAACCTACAGAACCCAATTAACCACGTTGGTCTATACATGGGTGGCGGAAACATGGTCCACGCGGCTAACAAGCAGAAGGGTACAATTATCTCGCCAGTTGACTGGGCCAACTATGTCGCTGCTGGTCGCCCAATCAACTACGACACCCGCAAGCCAAACTATGCTCGCGGTGGTCTAGTTGGAATGATCGAGCCTGGTGAGTTCATGGTCCAGAAGGAGGCGGTACAGCACTACGGAGAAGGCTTCCTTAACGCCATCAACCAGCAGACATACCACAAGGGCGGGCTTGTCACCCAGTCTGGACCTAAGCACGGACTTGCTTCTGGCGGCGGAAACCAGTATAATTTCACAGTATACGGTGATCAGAAGTCTGCTAAGGAACTAGCCCGCGAGGTGGTGGCCTTGATCGAGCAGACAAATAAGCGAAAGAGGTCCAATAGATGATACTGCCCAGAGGCTCATTCATATTCTTAGATAATGGAACGTTAAGCGGCCACCTTACTGAGCATGGGCGGGAGCCGGTGAGCATGTCAGTAGAGCGCATCGGCAGCAAAGAGCGTATGTTGAATGGCAGCATGAGGGCCGGGTTCGTAGCAAACAAATACACACTAGATATTTCATGGACTATGGTGCCGACAGCAGCGCACATGCTTGCAGATAACGGCAAAGACGCTAAGTGGATCAAGGACTTCTACGACTCAACCACCGGCACAGTTGATGCCTGGCTTATTTATGACGGCACAGACACATACATGGAGATGCTGATAACCTCATTCTCCTATAATGTCCAGAAGCGCAGCCAGGGCAACTTTGACCTCGTTGATATAAGCATGACTCTAGAGGAGATTTAATGCTCGGCAATACAACAGACAAGACATATTCCGCCGAAAACGTTGTCACGTCGTACGACCGTCGCTGTATAGCGGAGTGGAATATGAACTACTACTTCGATATTGTCGAGCCGCTAGATACTCTGTACGGCACCATCGACACGGAATTCTTCAAGCGATTCTTTCCGCTAAAGGAAGTTGTTCGTGGGTGGAGACCACCAGCCGGAGCCTTTAGGGCCCGGCTCGGAGCGTTCAGAAAGTATCAGTTGCGTTGGCCCACAGCGGCAGATAGAAGCAACCTGAGTATTGCCTGTAACACGCCTGTCAATAACGAATATACTCTAAAGACAAGGAACTACCTTGCCCTGGATAACTCTCAGTTCAAGTATTATGAGTCACCTCTAAAACCATCGGATGCGGCATTCGTAGATCCCTATATTGAGTATCAGAGTAACAACCTCTACGCCAACAAGGTCGTCGTAACATTCCAGCGAGCGGCAGGAATCCCGAAGGACTTCTCCATCCAGATCAAGAACTCGGGCGGATGGGTAACGATTGGAACATTCTCCAACGTATCAGCAGTTAACAGTAATGGTGAAGTAATCCTCTACTATAACGGAACATCCTGGTCTACCACCCAGCCCGCTGACAGTCTGCTCATCCCGGCAAACACGGTGAACGTGCGCGGTATAAAGGTGATCGTAAATCAGATGGCTACAGCCTCTAACGTCAACGACAACAACGCATATGTGTCGATCATCGAGATGTCGCCGCGAGCCCTACTTGCGCTTACCGACAGATTACAGTCATGGGACTGGTCGGCAAACCTTGCTGAAAAGGACACCATTCTACCTATTGGATCAACAAGTTCTAATTCAGGAAGCGTTGTTCTCAACAACAACGACGGCCTGCTAGAGCCGGACCTTGACGCAACCAGCCCAAGTTACGGATACTTTATGCGCAAATACGGTAAAGTTTTTGTCGAGTACAAAGCCTCTACCGCAGGCTCATCATGGGTCAACCAGTTCACTGGATATATCGAAACACCGAATAGCGATGGAGTATACGAATCAGTAACGCTGAATCTATTCGATAAACTTAAGTTCGCTCAGGACATACCAGCGCATGACCTGCTTCTGAGAAATCACACCCCAACTGCTATTATCTACACACTACTAGACCTGGCTGGGTTAGGCCCAATAAAGATCAAGCACGACGCCAGTTCGGAACCAAAACTGACGTACTTCTACTCCAACAAAGAAGAAACAGTATTCGACGCGATACAAGAACTGTGCCGCGCTCACCAGTACGCCGTAACCGTTGATGAGGACGATAATATCGTCATCCTCACAAAGGGCTACATCTTCGCAACAAAGACAAACAAGTATGTGCTGACAACCACAAACCATACAGATTCAGGCATTGACTACATTCCGAACGTTTCCAGTTATAGCGACACATATTCTGAGATAATCAACTCTGCCAACATCACCTACCGCCCACTCCTCGACTCTAGCGCACCAGACCCAGCGGAAACTGCATTTAAAACCAGCAACCAAGTTGCATACAGTAGGAGGATCACCCTCGACTTGTGGCGTCCAACAGATCCGCTACTACTTGGCTGTGTCAGCCACATTAAGAATATAGGGGTTAACGACACCTCTATCTTTATTGATCGTACTGCTAGACGTGACCCACCAGCATGGGGGAGTTATTCTGGATACGCCCTGATCGATTCAGAAATTATCAAGTTTGACGGTTTAGAGTTTGCGTATACACCGAAGAGTGGGGCGCCAGCGAGCCCGAGGGTCGCCAAGAACGTACAGGAGTTCCAAGAAATTGTTAGTTATGCGAACGGGGCGGTGACATTCACAGGAAAACTATGCAACGTAGAAAGAGGTCAGTTTGGAACAGTGGCGGAGGCCCATACCCTCGCACTTAGTGGCTGGAACAAGAGCCCGGCCGCAAAACTAACCAAGGCTCCTGACGGAAATGGATTTTTACAGATTCGATCAACAACCAACGGACCAAAGCGTTTGGCATATGCTGTCAAGGTAATAGATGCTGACTCGTATTGGGTTAACACAAGAATGAGTATTGATAACATCAATACCAAGGTCCGTAGTGCTGGAATAATTGTATCTGCTACCGTGGCGTCTGGTCTAGTTACCGGGCTTTATGTAGAGGTTTCTCAGGGCACCAACTCCAAAAACGGTCTGCTATCTGTGTACAGAGTAAATAACTCTGTGATCGGAAAGAGCCCATTGACTGACCCCGTGGCGGTCTCAACTCCGAAGGGCAAGCCATTCAATTTATCAGTATTTTATAATAAGGCCCCTGGAACGGACAAGCGCACCATATCTGTGTTTATCGACGGAGAAAGAGTTCTGAGGAGAATCATTAGCACCAATCTCACCCTTACACGAAAGGTTGGCGTTGCGGCTGCTGGTGATACCAGCGCAAGATTCGACTACATCTACGGTGGGCGCGGGGCTTCTGAAAGCAACAATCAAACAGCACTAGACGGCCAATTAAAAAACTATGTCAATGACGTGGTGAAGAGGGACCGTGGGCAATTACCAGCAAGAGCGATTCCATCACTGAAAGCGGTCGGCTTTGAGAGATTTGATGACTATGTGCGAGAAATGTATGTAGAAGACGTTAGATTTGAGCGCGGTCCAGCAACAAACGTTCTATACACCCTGACACCAACTACTGTTCGTGACGCCAGAAATGGAAAGAACGTTGCGCTCGGTAGTGAACTAGCCGGTGCTGTCTGGGGAGCGACCCCGTTTGGGGCCACGGTTACAATTGCTAATATATCGTCAAGGCCGCTCGTAGTTGCTTATGTTGACGCAAACAACTCAGCAACACTATACCCATACATATATGGTAATATAGTAGAGGAGTTTGGAGAGACAAGATACGAGTGGAAGGACGAATCTTCAATCTTCAGGAATGGAGAAAAGAAGTACGAGTTCACGTCCCGCTGGATCAACAATTCTGACTCGGCAAAGAAACTTGCTAATTTTGTAGTGTCTCGGGCGGCAGACCCAAGACTAGAACTAGACCTAGACGTATGGTCACCGCACGTTCTACAGGTCGGAGACGAAGTGCTTGTGAAGATTCCAGAAAAGGGCATCGACAAAAACTTCATCGTTTTCGCAATAGATAAGGGCGGGGAAGACGTAGTAAAAGCATCCGTGAGATTGGTTGAGAAGTGAGACTAAACGCTGGCGAGATACGCTGGACGGAAAACTCCCTGCAAGAGTTGGAGCGCTTGCTCGGAGGAAAAATAGAAATCGAAATAGGGGAACTAGAAGAAAGCCTCGGTGGCCTTGACTTTCCATGGCCCATAACAATTAAAAGTGTTGCTTCTGAAACAGATACTCAGGGTCGTGTCTGGGTTAATTTAATTGTAGAGTTTGATGAAATCAACGGGGCCGGGGCCTATGAAGTGAGGATGAGTGTATTGGAAGACGCAGACAACTATGAAATGGGAGTGCCGAGGGCCGCAACCTGGACTGGGCCAGACTTTTCGGAGTACGAATCAGGGCTAAATACATGGGTTTCTTACTATACATCTGTAGATGCAGCAGAGATCGGAAATGGGCAGGGCCTGATTGCTTACTCAATAGACAGCGTGGGTACAGGCTTTACAGATATCATCTCTTCAGATATATATATAGAAAAAGTTACAATAGATAACCACATGACTATAAGCAACCGAGCACTAATAGATTCAATAATTCCGACCGATAGCCGCTCTTTGGACGTTATACTAAAAAAGGTGGGGTCTGATAGGTTTATCTTAATTGTAGAGTCCGAAAGATATAACGGACCATTCCCAAATGCTGTCACAGACTATACCATTAGATTGATTAACTCATCAGGAACAAATCTTAGCGAAGAAACAAAAACTGTTGGTTTTAAGTACAACTCCAGACCTCAGGTGGAAATAACTGATACTGGTGAAATATTTATAGCATCTGTCGTAGATGACCTTGTTTATAGTTTCTACCTATCTGGCGATACTATAATAGACAACGGAACACACGCCATGCCGACAATGACCGAGCCGGACACAGAATACTTCTCCACAATTATATTCGATAACTATTATGTGGTAACAGAATTGACACCTACAAATATCAAGTACCATGTAGCGTCAAGGTCAGGTGCAGACATTACCAGTGCATTCAATTCATTCCAGCCAGATGTTTCATTAGACTATAGGTACCTGAATGACGGACTTGGATATATAAAGTCTGCCACAGACAAGGTGATAGTATTAGGAGTTAGATACGAGCAGGTTGGTGAACCATCACTAGACGCTATGGTTCTATTTGAATTAAGTTGTGTGTCAGGAACGATTTCAATTGATGAGTCAAAGGTCGAGCCACTAATATATAAGGGCTCTACACTACCATATTACACATCTGGTCACAGCGTATCAACATCTGGACTCCTGAAAAAGATTGCTACGAACACATATCTCATAAACTATAGAATTGATGAGACCGGCGGAGATGTGTTTTATGTGAAGCACATATTAAAGGATCCATTCACAGTTGGTCAAGTGCAGTCTCACGCTAATATGTACGGTATGGGCGCAACAGAAACAAACTCGTTTCAAGAGTTGAATAATGGTGACTACTACTTTAAAACACTTGTCAATGGTTTTAATATGGTGTCATACACAATTGCCGGAACGTACGTTGAACTACTTGACCCAAGAACTTACTATATTCGTGAGGGCTTCATGATCTTCGACACAGTTCCAGAGGCGGTATCGTGATTAATTCTGAAAAGATAATTTGGGGGGAAAACGCTCTACAGGAGTTGGAGAGACTGCTGGGCGCTAGACCAGAAATAGATGTTGCTGATCTTGAGGATAGTTTAGGCGGTATAGATTTCCCATGGCCTATTACTGTTAAGGATTTGATTGTTGAGGTTGACGTAGAAGGAGTTGCCTGGGTAAATCTGATAATAGAATTTGATGAAATATCCGGGGCAGGAGCATACGAAATAAGAATGACCCTGCTAGATGATGACAATCAATACGAGGTTTTGGCATGACAGATGCTAAAAAGATAATTTGGACTGAAAATGCTCTTCAAGAACTAGAAAGGCTTCTCGGCGCGTCGAGTTTTGAGATAGAGGAAATCGAGGACGCTCTAGGTGGTCTCGATTTCCCCTGGCCCATTACTATCAAATCGCTGACAGCGGAAAAAGATGTTACCGGAGAAACATGGTCGAACCTGATTATAGAATTTGACGAAATATCAGGAGCGGGCGGCTATCAGGTAAGAATGGATCTTGTGGCCGACGACAACCAGTATGAACTAATTACATATGACTATGATCTTTACACATCAGATTATGTAAACCCGGGGCTAAATGAAATAGTCCTGGGCTCTCTACCACTAGAAACTGACTACGGAATTATCATAACACGGGGCCACCTGAACGGGGTCTACGGCGGCTTTGACACCTGGACAAAAGTTGATGGATTCGGTGCCGGTATTAGTGTTCATGAGGACTCTAAACTTGTTGCTGTCTGGATTGGTTCCGGTGTTGGTGTATCAACAACGATAAGTCACGATGACACAGGCAGTTTAACAGATGATGGGCAATTTATTCTTATAGTTGTCCACGGATTGCAAAATGGTATAATTTACGAGGGCGGCTCATTTGGCGTGTTAGATGGAGCCCCCGGAAATCCACCGCCCAATCCAGCAAGCACACCTACTGTATCTATACCGGCCGGAAAACTTGTAGTGACCGCCGTGGCCGGAGAAAATGATGGACTGGATTCTTATCACCCCGATTCTACAAAAACCGACTACGGGTTCTCTGGTGACTATATTCGCAGCATAAAGGGAGTTTTCTACGGACAAGGTGTCGGTGCATCAGTTGGTTACGCCATGGCAGACGGTAATATTCATACAGATTTTGATATGGTTATAACAGGAATAGACGGGGCTGGAGAGGGCGCAACAGTATACTTCACTGTGTCGTAGCCTTGTGTTAAACCGTGTTTGGTGGTAACATACAATTATGCGCGGAACATACGTTTTAAAAGTTGACGGCGAAGAGGTTGGCCGATATGAAAACCTCATCACAACAGAGGGCGAAAAGACAATCGCCGCCTACCTTGCTGGCCTGGTACCAAGTTGGGCTGGCGCTATAGCCATTGGTTCTGGCACTGTTCTTCCAGCAGCAGCAGATGAAATCTTAGTAATGGAGTTTGATCGCCAAGAGGTCACTGCTATGGCGGTACTTTATGGGGGCGGGGCGGGCGGAAGTCACAGGATCATAGCCAAAGCCACTATTCCCGCACAGGTTGCTGGGTCCATCAGGGAATTAGGTGTGTATTCCGTAGCCGCTAATGTCTCTGGCTCTGCTTCCGCTCAATTGCTAGCGGGAATGTTTGAAGAGGACTGGGAGGTATATTCGGGTGGTAGTTGGATCGACATTGCCACGGTAGCGGACACAACCTATGCAAGAATTGGAACGGACGCGGTGAAACTAGAAACCAACGCGGCCACTACAAACTACCGCCTCAACACAGGTAATCTGGACCTCAGCATGTACACCTCTACCGACAAGTTCACTTTTGCAGCATACTATACGACAGGTACTGTAACCTCAGTCGCCATTAGATTCTATACGGACGACTCCAACTACTTCGCGTATAGCCCAGCGGTAGCAACAATTGTTGGCGGGGCGGCTAATACATACACCGTCTCCTCATACACAAAGTCGCTATTCACCGCTACAGGAACACCTGACTGGGCGAACATTTCATCAATCGGAATTAATGTGGGCTCGGCTGGTGTAGCAGCGATAGCAATAGACGGAATCAGAGTAGATGATGCCGACAGTTCAGACAGCGATATCGTACTAGTTAGCCGCTCGGTGCTCGGAGTTCCGAAGACCAAGACGGCTGGTTCCGAAATGGATATCGAATACTTCTTGGATCTGTAATGGAATATCGCATAGACAAACTCCGGCCCGGTGCCAGATACGTATTCCAGATTCGTAGTTATAACGAAGAAGAAACATCAGACTGGTCACCAGCATTCTATGTAACCATCCCTAGCGACACCAGCATACCAGCAAACGTCGGGACGGTGACGGCAACATACACTAACCAGTCATTCAAATTTACATGGCCTGACGTAACAACAAATGCTGACGCTAGCCCGGCCTATGACATCAAAAACTATGAAGTTACCATAAGCGACGGAACAAACTCGTACACTGCTACAACATCAGATAACGAATACATAGTAACATCTGACGACTTCCTCAGCAGGCTCGGGGTCGGGGATAATGTATCTATTTCAGTAATCGCAGTCGATCTTAGCGGTAATGAATCTGCCACTCCAAGCACGGCGAACGTCAGCGCCCCATCACCGTCTGACGTTACTGGATTCACCGCTACCGGATCTGTCGGGGCTATTAGACTAGCATGGAACAGAGTTACAAATGTAGCAATCAAAGAATATGAAATATATGCTGGTGATACGTCAGGTTTTACACCGGACACAGCAACATTCACAAACAGAATAGCGGTCACCAACAACGACTCCTTTGTTTGGACATCCGGGTCTGGTGGAACAGATACAAAATACTTCAAAATACGCGCAGTCAGTATTCATAACGAATATAGTGTAAATTTTGTACTGGCTAATAGTTCTACTGTTGATGTAACTGTTGACGGCTTAGTCGTCCAAGATGAGAACGCAAATGTTTCTACTGACGTAACGCAAATTGATTTCCAGGGTGCCGGGGTAACCGTAACCTCCGGAACCGGGGAGGTAATTGTAACAATTCCTGGCGGTAGTGGTAGTGCGCTAGAGATATTTGATGAGGGTAGCAGTCTAACAGCAGCAGCAGAATCTATCAACTTCACCGGGTCAGCCGTTGTAGCAACAAACAGCGGTGTAGATGTTACGGTAGATATTGACAATATCATAGAGTACGAGTTCTCATATACCGGCCTCGTCAACTCAACATACTCCGGAACGCACCGAAGGTACGTGTCGAAAGCCGGAACTCTGCTTGAGGTCAGAACCGGACTTGGTGTGGCACCGACTACATCGAGCGTGATTTGCGACATAAACAAGAACGGGACTACGATATTCACCACACAGGGAAACAGACCAACGATTACCACCTCAAACTTTACATCCGGGGCGGTAACGAATATGGACGTTACCTCGCTAGCCGCAGGAGACTACCTTACGGTAGATATCGACCAGGGTGACGCGGGGGCGGCTAAAGATCTAACAGTTTACGTAAGGATAAGGGAAACATGACATTACTACATATGGATGGATTCGACCTTGGTGACGAAGACCTAAAATTCGCAAACTCTGTAGGAAGTACAAACACCAGCACCAGGTTCAGTTACGGAAGGGCCTTCGGCGGCCAGAACGGAGGGGTCGGAAATGTAAACATCACAGCGTCAGATACCGTTACCGTAGGAGTCGCAGCAAGGATAGGTGATGATCGCGGAGTAATATATTTTTATGGTGATGGTGGAACCACTCAGCATGTCAGTATAGTTTTAGAAACAGATGGTAGTGTTACGGCCAGGAGGGGCAGTACGTCTGGAACCATACTTGGGTCTGTTGCTGCCGGGACACTTGGCACTGGGTGGCACTATATAGAGGCTCAAGTAAAGGTTAATGATTCTACCGGAATAGCAAAGGTGAGATTCGACGGCTCCACAACAAACTCTATTAATTTTTCCGGAGACACAAAAAATGCTGGAACAAATAGCACCATAGATCAGGTGAGGGTTGGAGTTTCTGGTGCTGGAACAAACATGAACTTTGACGATCTCTATATTTTAAATTCTTTAGGATCAACAAATAACGACTTTCTTGGGGACGTCAGAGTCTACACACTGATGCCAAATGCTAACGGTGATCGCAGTGAAATGACTGGATCTGATGGAAACTCTACAGACAACTACTTGCTTGTGGACGAGGTTCCGTATTCTACAGCAGATTACGTTGATGGTGACGTGGCAGCAGAGGGTGATCTATACAACATTCAGAGTCTAGGCAGCACTCCGGCCACAATCTTTGCAGTACAGAATACTGTTATTGCTGCGAAGGACGATGCTGGTGCTAGATCTATTAAGCCAATCATCAAGATCGGCGGCACGACGTACAACGGGGCTACCACTGCTCTGTCCACCGCATATGACTCATACATGACGATTTATGAAACAAACCCAAACAGCGGTGTTGCATGGACTAACGCCAACGTGGACAGTCTACAAATCGGTGCGGAAACAGTATGACCGTTCTAAGGGTAGCCACAAATGCGGCAGAAGTTCTGATCAATGCTACACCAAAACTGCGAGTCGCCGCAGGCGCGGCGGAAGTTCTGATCAATGTCACGCCGAAGGCTCGCGTAGCAACTGTAGCAGCAGAGGTACTGGCGTCGGTTGAAAACGTGCAAACAAACTTTATTGGCTGGGGTATTCCGCTATGATGCTTGACAAGAAAACTAGCGACTGCTACCCTCTATATATACATATATAATAATATATACTATAAGGATACATATGTTCTTCAAGAGAAAAGATACTGTAGATACTAATAAGCGGGTTGTGCCTTTTACACCGCCAAACGGCATCGTCGTGGAATTCGATGGTGTACGATATCTGGTGAAGCGGTCGCGGACTGACCGCTCCCGCTCGCTTCTCATGAA